TTCAGCAGCATCAGAAGATAAAGTTTATGGTGGTGCAGGACTTGCAGCAGAAGCAGAACAATCTGTAGCAGCATACACATATCTAGAAACAATTATTGGCAATGTATTAGCAAATACAGCACCATCAGTTGCATACCAAGATGCTAGTGACTCAACAGCAGTTGCAGCACAATACATTGATACTACTCTTGTTACTGAAACCGGTGTTACTACAACTGTAGGATCACTGCTAAAGATTGTAACAGATACAGTTACAGCAGGAGACACAAGTGCTATTCCAGAAAGAATAGTACCTAATGCATTAGTTTACGTAAAAGCAGGAAAGTACAAAGAAATACTTCCTATTATTGTACCAGCAGAAGTTTGTATATTAGGTGATGAAGTTAGAACAGTAAACGTTGATGCGGCTAACGCAACTGAAAGCGGTACTGACATAACTGATTCATACTACTCTATAGAAAGTTTGAAACACTTAAAAGGATTTATTTCTACTGTTGTACAAGGTGCAGCAGTAACTCCTACTTCAGGAAACACAACTGCACAAGACCAAACATGGCCTACAGCAGATGATACTGAAACTCCTGCACTTACAGCGAAGTTAGCCGATGTAATAATGGAACAAATTGATTTTAATCTTGGCGTAAAACACACAACTAACTTAACTGAGCCAACAGGTTACAACGCAGGTTACTTGTCAGGTTACGGTACTGCTAAGAAAAACGTTACTGAAAATAAAAAGTTCTTACAAGAAGAAGTTATTCAGTATATTACAAATAACTTTCCAACTTTAAAATACAGTAAAACTAAATGCAGACAAGATGTTGGTTACATTGTAGATGCATTAAGTTATGATCTAACTTATGGCGGCAATTACCAAACACTAAATGCAGCAAAAGCATATTGGGATGGAAATAGTTCTACAAGTGCATTGAATAGTAATGCAGTTACACAAACTATTTCAGCATACAATTACTTAAAAACATTGTTAGGACAAGTTGTAAGAAATCAATCAATTACTCCTTTACAAACTGGTAGTATGCGCTATTCTAATTCAGATGCAGGAACTGCACCAGCAACATTTGTATCAGATAACTTTGATATTATACTTAATACACTTGCTGGAGATTCTACAGGTGCAGATTTACCATTTGTTACAGTAACAACAACTGCATCAAATGTTATTACAACAAGTGCAGTACACGGATTACAAGTTGGCGATGCATTTATTCCTTTAGAAAGTTCAAATAACTTAGTAGCAAATACAAAATATTGGATCATAAGCACACCAGCAGCAACCACTTTAACAGTTAGTTTAACATTTGGTGGAAGTATTGTTACATTAACAAATGCTACTGGACTAAGTGTACCAGCTCACGTAGAAAATTATCCAGCAGTAACAGACAGTGTAAGTTCAACAACAGCACTTATTACCGCTGCAGAGACCTTAGATGCGCAGCAAGAGGCCCTTGTAACACTAGTTGATACTTACATTGATACTAACTATCCTACACTTACATATGATGCCGCTAAGTGTAAGAGAGACACGAGATTAATTCTTGAAGCAGTGATGTTTGACTTTATGTTAGGTAATGCTGCGGCAAATGCAGATGCAACAAACTTTGCTACACACATTGCAGGACTATCATATTTAAGAAGCACAGCAAGTGATGTATATACACTAGGACAAAAAGCAGCAACAAGAGCTTCTTTCAAATATCTAGCAAGTGTAATTGCTGGTAATACTGCAACATACTTAGGCGGTAATGCAACAGCCGCAGCAAGAGTTGCATTGCTAATGGATAAATTAGACACAATCTTCTTTGGTGCAACAAACGAAGGTGATGTTTGTGCAACAGATATTAGAAACAGAGACTACGCTAGATTAAAACTTGAAGAAAATAGAGCATTTATTAAAGCAGAAGTTGCTGCATATATTGATCAAACATTTAGCGATACAGTAACAGCAACAGCAACATCAACAAATCGTTTAACAATCAGCGATACTAGTTGGCTAGTAAGAAATGTTGCAATACAATTTACAGGAACTGTAATTGGTGGATTGGCGACAAGTACAACTTACTATGTAAAAGATATTATTAATTCAACAACGTTTACTATAAGCGCAACTAGATACGGATCTAGTGAAGTTGTATTAACAACTGCATCAGGTTCAATGGGCGTTGAAATAGTTTATAGCGAAGCATTGTGTGCTAGAGATGTAGATCTTTACATTGATGCAATGAAGTGGGATTTACAATGGTCTTCAAATTATAAAACAAGATATTGTGCAAGATATTATGCTAACTCAGTTACAGGTAGTATGGAAGAAGACTTCTTCTACCTACGTAACGGTACTGGCTTACGTAATATGACACTTGACGGATTACGTGGAGATCTATTACAACCAAACGAATACGGAACATCTAGAGTATCAGCAGGTGCTTACGCTTCATTAGATCCAGGTTGGGGAGTTGATGACTTCCGTACTTGGATTATTGCACGTTCACCATACGTACAAAACGTTGCAACATTTGGTAATGCTGCAATTGGACAAAAAATTGATGGAGCCTTACATGCAGGCGGTAACGATTCAATAGTATCAAACGACTTTACACAATTAATTAGTGATGGTATTGGTGCTTGGGTAGCAAACAATGGTAGAGCAGAGCTTGTATCAGTGTTTACATATTACTCACACATTGGTTACTTGGCTACAGAAGGTGGAAGAATTAGAGGTACAAACGGTAACAACTCATACGGATCGTTTGGTTCAGTAGCAGAAGGATTTGATTCAACTGAAACTGCTGGAACAGCGATTGTTGATAACAGATTACAGTTTGAAGCAACAGTTGGAAGTGTTATGACTGACAATGCTAATGAAATTCTTAACTTTGAATTTGAAAACGCTGGATCAGAATATACTGAAACTGAATGGGGACTATTTGGTGCAGGATCAAATGCAACAGCAGAACAAGATAAAGAATGGCGTGACGATGCTGTATTCCAAGTAAGACTTCTTGATAACGTTGATGATTCAACATCAGCACCAGAAGCAGCAGGAAATTATGGTGGGTTTGGATACATTACAAATTCAAATACTGCACAGGGTGGAACAACATCACAAATTACAATTGCTGCAACTGACTCTGAATCATCTTTGGCGTATATAGGTATGAGAATTTACCTAGATGGCGGTACGGGTGTTGGGCAGTTTGGTAATATTGCAACATATAACTCAGGTACTAAAATAGCAACTGTTACAAAACCTTCAACAGGCGCAGCAGGTTGGGATCATATAGTACCAGGAACTACTATTGCATCACCTGATGCATCAACAACTTATACAATTGAACCTCGGGTATCGTTCAGTGCACCAACTCACAGTGCTACTGCTAGAACTACTGATGCAACTACAACTTGGACAGGAATAACATATAGTGACTTATATAACACTTATGCAGGTATTTCACAAAACTCAACAACAGGATCTGGAGCAGGCGCAACAGTTAATGTTACTGTAAAAGGTACTAAGTATAGAGTTGATTTAGTTGCTGGTGGAACTGGGTATGTTGATGGTGAAGTTTTAACATTTAACGGCGCAGCAGTTGGCGGAACAACTGGTGCAAACAATATTACACTTACAATTACATCAGTGAATGCTTCTTCTGGTGCAATCCAAGCATTTGATAAAGATGGTACAGCACGTGGCGGAACATTTGTTGCAATTAGTAGTGCAAGTGGTACAACAACAAACACATCATTAGATGCAAGCACATTCAGTGCAGGCACAGCATTACCAGTAAGTACAACTTGGACAGGAATTGCTGCAGGACGCTTACAAAGAGTTATTAGTGCAGGAAATTTTGTTGTAGGACGTTCTTACACAATTACAACATCAGGTGACACACCTTGGTTATCAATTGGTTCAACTTCAATTATTACAGGAACAACATTTGTTGCTACTGGTGTAGGAACATTTACATCAATTGCAGGTGAAGCAAGAGAAAATGCAGCAGCAATAGTTGCTATAGCAGGAGGCAGTGGTGTTGATGATGTTGCTTATTCATTAGACGCAGGTGCAACTTACGTAGCAGGTGGCAATTTACCAAGCACAGGAACATGGAATGCAATTGGATACGGTGCTGGAAACTTTATGGCAATCAAAACTGGTACAAATGCAGTTGCACTTTCAATAACTAACGGCGTATCATGGACTTCCCCAGGAACACTACCTAGCACAACAACTTGGGAAAGCATTGCATACGGTGCAGGACACTGGGTAGCAGTAGCAAGTGGCGGTACAGCAGCAGCATACTCCAGCGATCTTGGAGTAACATGGACAGCAGTAACTTTACCAAGCAGCTCAAACTGGAGCAGTGTAACTTATGGTAATAATAGATTCGTTGCAGTTTCGTCAACAAACGGAACAGCAGCCGCAGTAAGTATTGACGGTGGAGCAACATGGGCAGCAAGTACACTACCGGCTACAGCACAATGGTCTAATATTGAATACGGACAAGGTATGTTTGTAGCAGTAAGCAACGGTGCAAATTATGCTACATCACCAGATGGTATTGTTTGGACTGCAAGAACACATTCAGAAAGCAATGGACTAGTAGCAACAGCATTTGGTAATCCACAGCAAGTAGGTAGTTTCTTAGGAGTTAGACAAGGAAGTGGTAATGGAGCAATGCAAATTAAAGCAGGTGCAACTACTACTGGTAGAGCATTTGTTGCAACTGAAAAAATATTTGCAATTAGACTTGTAGAGCCAGGCAGTGGATATAGCACAGCACCTACATTAACTATTACAGATCCTAATAATACATACGAAGCACCTACACAAGTTAGAACTGGTAAGGGTGCATTAGGTTGCCCATCCTTTACTAATAGAGGAACAGGTTATACTTCAGCAAGTGCAGACTTGTTAAGTGGTAACGGGTTTGCAGACTTATTCCAAAGCGGTAACTTTGTTGCTGTAAGAAGACTTTCAAAAGTTCCAGCAGTAGGATCAAACGTTGTGTTTGGACACTTGCCAGAAAGAACATTTAAACTGGTACAGGTTATTTCACTACTAGGTTCGTATGACGGAAGTTATACAGCATTCTTACAAGTTGCACCAGATGTAACAGTATTTGATACACCACCAGATGGAGCATCAGTAACTACTAGAATTAGATATTCACAGGTACGTTTGACAGGACACGATTTCCTAGATATTGGTACAGGTGGATTTACTACTACCAATTATCCAAATGCACCAACTCAGTTGCCAGATCAAGCAAATGAAACAAAAGATAACAACGGTGGTAGAGTATTCTTTACATCAACTGACCAAGACGGTAACTTTAGAGTTGGCGATCTGTTTACAATTGAACAATCAACTGGTGTTGCAACATTGAATGCTGATGCATTTAATATTTCAGGACTACAAGAACTTACACTAGGTGAAGTAACACTAGGTGGTAATTCAGCAAGCATTAGTGAGTTTAGTACTGATCCATTCTTTAGTGCTAATAGTGATAATATTGTTCCAACGCAGAGAGCAATTAAATCGTACATCAGTTCACAAATTGGTGGCGGTGGTGCTTCTCTTAACGTTAACAGTGTAACGGCTGGATTTATAACAATTCAAAACAACACTATTACTACTACAACAGGCGGTGTAATTGAAATGAATGCTAAATTCAACTTTAAAGGTGGCGTTGTGGGCCTTCCTTTAGCATATAATTACTTTTTGAACTAAATAACAGTGGAGAACAAATAAAATGGCAACAGGAAGATTAGGAGCAGTAGATATGGGTGCGTTAGCGTACACTGATTTATACACAGTTCCAGCAGATACATTTGCAGTGGCTTCAATAAGCCTTGCTAATAGAACTGGTAGTTCTATTCAAGTTAGAGTAGCAATTACAACAACAGCAGGTCCAAGTGCACCAGATAATAGCGAGTTTATCGAATACGGTACATCTATTGCGGCAAATGGTGTGTTAGAAAGAACAGGACTTGTTTTAGACACAGGCAAAGTTATTAGTATCTATGCTTCTACAGTAGGAATCAGCGCAGTAGCAATGGGTATTGAGACAGCAACTGTATAATGATAGGTCGTAACGTAGAGGAAAACTAAATGGCAAGAAAGATTACAACAGGTGAAGTTGGTGGAGCATTCGGTGGTATTAACATTACGAATACTACTATTAGTGCAGCACCCGGTTTGGACATTACAATTGATCCTCAAGGCGCCGGCAGACTTAACGTACAAGCAAATACGCATTTAGGGTTACAATCTGAATTAAGATATGGTGACTCAGATGACACAAACTATGTTGCTTTTAAAGCACCAGCGACTGTCGCAGCAGATGTTACATGGACTTTGCCAGCAGCAGATGCAACAGTGGCAGGATTTGCTCTAGTATCAAACGGTAGTGGAGTGTTATCATGGCAAGCAGCAGGTGCAACACACAATGACGAAACAGCAGCAAGTGGAACATATTATCCAGTTATCTCAACACAGACTTCAGGGTTTTTAACACAGACAAGTGTATCAACAACAAAATTATCATTCCAGCCAAGTTCAGGAACAATGACACTAGGTGGTAACACAGCATCAACAAGTAAAACTACTGGAACACTAGTAGTAACAGGCGGTGTTGGAGTTTCAGGAGCACTGTATGTAGGTGGAGATATATATTCATTTGCAACTTCAGATAAAAGACTAAAAGAAAACCTTGAAAAAATTGATAACAGTTTAGAAAAAATTGCAAAAATATCAGGATATGAATATAACTGGAACAGCATTGCACAAGAAATGTATCCAGAAAGAACAGAACGTGATTACGGAGTTGTTGCCCAAGAGGTACAAGAAGTTCTTCCATCAGCAGTAGTAGAAAGAGAAGATGGATATCTTGCTGTAAATTACGAAAAAATTATTCCACTGCTAATAGAATCTATAAAAAGTTTAAAAGAAGAATTAGATATGATTAAACGAGGAGATCAATAATGCCAGTACAATTATCAGACAAAGGTATAGTTTATTCAAATAGTCAACATCAATGTAAAATTCCTGAGGCTAAAGAAATATTTGTCTTTAATCCAAATCACTGGAATGTAACAAATGGCGGACGCTGTTGCGCCTGGACTGTTCCTGCAGGTACTACTTCGATAAAGTTTGAAATACTATCTGGCGGAGGCCCGGGCGGTTCATCAGGCGGCGACTACGATCACGGAGTTGGTGGAGCTGGTGGTAGTTATGGCATGAAGTCATTACAAAAATCAGTACACGGATTCACAGATGGCGCAACATACACTGTGTGTGCCGCTGGCACATCTTCATGTAGTTGCTGCTGTTCATGTAATATGAACTGTCGTCATGGATGCACCAGTTTTGTTCAAGGAACCGGACTTAGCAACTTCTGTGCCATTGGTGGCATGGGTGGTTCAACCAGCTGGGACATAAGTTCAAACTGCTATAACTGCTTTTGGGGTAATACACAGTGTAACCTAGGTAATTACAACGCAGGTTGGGTCAACCACGCATGTAATACTCCAGTATACGGCGCTGACATGTGCTTTCATGGAACCACAGGATCATTCAACAGACAGTATAACTGTTGTGCTGATGCGTTTTCAGTAGCAGGGGGACCGGCCGGTCCATTCACTGCACCGCATGGAATAAGTGGTAAGCACAGATGTATTGGTAATTTGGCCTGTTGCACAGCACACGCTGCATTTCCAGGTGGTGGCGGAGCAGCCCACGCAACTGACTCATCAAGCGCATGCTGGGGAAGTTTTGGTGCAGGCGGCCTAGTAAAGATAACATATAGTTAAGGAGAGGACATAGTAATATGGCAAACATAACAAAAGTATTAACATATAGTATTCCTGATGCATTATATTCAACCGAGACTACATTAGGCAAAACAAGCACACAAATATATAACGGCCCGTCTGAAATAGTAGTTTGGGTAGATAAAGATACAGGATATGTTTCTGAAACATTTGCTCCAGAAGACGAGCCTGATCGTCCTTTAGCACTGAATCTTAGAAGAGAAATTCTAAAAGCAGATACTGATGAAAATACCATTAGAATTGCGTTGCTTTATGGCGGCTTAGAAAAACCAAAAATTTACGAAGTTCAAGTTGGACCCGCAGATCAACCAAATGCCATAATTACTGATCCGTCTGACATAAGATTAGTATTCAATCAAGTTGATTTACCCGCAGATTATACTGCACCATTACAGTTTATGGAATACAAACGAAACGTTTCCTGGGATTTTATTAAAGGTGTAAGAAATAGTTTATTATCCAATAGTGATGGTAAAATTGCATCAGACATGCCCAATGCAATGAAAACAGAATGGACAGCATATAGACAAAAACTTAGAGATATGCCAACTGATTGGGCCGGAGTTCCTGAATATCTAGTAAAATTTCCAAAGAGTCCTGAAGAAACATTTGATTCAAACTTTGACGATCCAGCAGTAGATGTTATTAGAGTTGCAGATAGAACTGAAGAAGATAATGATGCTTTATCTCAATTGCCAAACGGTGTAAGATAAACTATAATTGGACACACTATCTAATAACCACATTATCAACTGAGGAGCAGCCCTCAAAATAAATATTGTAACAACAGCATATAGCAGAGGTTATAATATTAATGAAAAAAGCATTCTTTATAAATGGTGGTGCAGGACGAGTTCTATGTGCCATTCCCGCATTAGAGCATTACATTCAAAATATTGATCCAACAGCACCTATTATTGTTGAAGGGTGGATAGATCTATACTTAACCAGTAAAATCTTAGCAGGTAATGTACATCCTGCTAACGATTCAAATCTTTTTGAAAAATTAAAAGATAGAGAAATTATTACTCCTGAACCATATAAGCTCAATGCATATTTTACTCAAAGATGCAATCTTGTTCAAGCCTTTGACATGTTGATTAATTACGATGTTCCGCCTGAAACAGTTCCAGAAACCAAAGTATACAATGAACTTTTTATAGGAAAAAAAGATATCGCAACAGGAGAAGAGCTAGTAGCAGAAGCACGTAGACATTTCAAAAAAGATAAAGTTATAATATTCCAACCATTTGGATCTACTGCTACAATACATGGCGGCGTAATTGTTGATGAAAGTGGTAGGTCGTTTGAAGTAGATGATATTATAGACTTACTTGAAGAATTAAATAAAGATTATGCTGTTATATTAATGAGCTCTATGAAAATACCAACTAATAAAAATCTTAATGTAATGTTTCCGGAAGAAGTAAGTTTATTACAATGGACTGCAATTATCAATGCTGCGGATTATTTCTTAGGTTGTGATTCAGTAGGACAACATGTTGTTCACGCTCTTAAAAAACCTGGCACAGTAGTTATAGGTAGTACATTTCCTGAAAACATTTCCTATCCGGAAAGCACTACACTAAAAATTATAGACAACGGAATAGGTGAAAGAATATATTCTCCTCTAAGAGTTGTAATAGATATTAGGATTGAAAGACACAATGAAAACTTGATGAAACTGAGCTCAGATACTAAGAAAAAAATTGTAAAACAAATTAAAGATACCCTAGGAAAATAATAATGCAAAAAACAGGTTATATCGCAGGTATTGCTCGAGGACACAATGCGGGAGTTTGTCTATTAAAAGATGGAAAAATTGTATTCTCTGTTGAAGAAGAAAGATTAACTCGACAAAAGTACGACGGTGGACCATTCGCAAGCATTTTAAAAATACTCGACTATACTGATAAAATTGATTACTTGGTAATATCACATACCGACGAATGCAATGCAAGAGTTGATTACACTGGTGAGAACATTTACTCCTCTCTAGCAAGAAAAGTTGGATTAATTCAAGATATTAGTACACAAGTAGTTGAGTATCATGATCAACATCATAGGAGTCATGCTGCCTGTGCATTTTATAGATCTGGATTTAATAAAGCAAGTGCTATTATTGTAGATGGTGCTGGTACTTTTATCAAACGGCACGACGGTGATACTATGTGGGAAGTAGAAAGCATATATGATGTATCTTATCCTTCTGTTTTTACAGAAGTATATAAGCATTGTGCCGGAAACGGGCCGTGGCCAACTGAACTACATGATGCCGGATGTGAAATTGTAATTAGTGATAAAGCAGGCATTGTTAAAGCATATGAAGCCGTTACTAGATTCTGCGGATGGCCTTCAATTGAAGCAGGAAAAACTATGGGACTATTTCCATACGGCGAACCAAATAAAGCCCCAAAAATTTATGAAAAAATTGGTGCAGATAAAAATTTAATTGTTCCAACATATCCTAATGGAGCATTAGTTAACGAAGAATCCTATTCCGAGCTGAATGATAGAATACACAATCCAACGGCTATTCATAGAGCTGTAACTGACCCTAACGATCAACAACAAATTCAGAGTTACGAACAACAAATGCTTGAAGCCAATGCAGAAGATGTAACGCTATTAGCTTCTAGAAGAAATATGGCATATAATGTTCAAATAGAATCACAACAACTGGTTCTTGATTTAATTTTAAAATCAATTGAGCGTACTGGTAATAAAAATATTGTTGTTAGTGGCGGATATGCTTTGAATTGCGTTGCTAATTATTTCTACCTAAAGCATTTACCAGAAGGTGTAAAAATATATGTTGAACCAATATCAACAGATGCAGGAACTGCAATGGGTGCTGCACTATATCATTACTATAAAACTACACAAGACAATAAAGTTAGAGCCAAAGACGAAGGTTTATTTCTTGGACCTGTACAAGATATTAGCGAAGATAAAATTACAGAAATTGCTGCCAAATATAACGGCAAAATAAAAACAGATGTTGGATACAAGGAAGTTATTGATGTTATTAGATCTAAAAACATTGTAGCACTATATCAAGAACGATGTGAAAACGGACCTAGAGCATTAGGCAATAGAAGTTTAATGTTTGATGCTACAGTGCCGGATGGTAAGGATTTTGTTAATTTAATTAAGAAAAGAGAATACTTTAGACCTTTTGCTGCGTCAGTGTTACAAGAAGATGTGCATGATTGGTTTGATTTACGTGGCATGGAAGATTCGCCTAGTATGATGTATGCTGTAAATTGTCAACCGGGTGTAGAAGAAAAGATACCAGCAGTTATACATGTTGATGGTACATGTAGAATTCAAACTGTAACTGAAGAACAAAACTTTCATTGGTATAATTTAATAAAAGAATTTAAAAATCAAACAGGGGTTCCAGCATTGTTTAATACTAGTTTTAATTTAGGTGGCGAGCCACTAGTTGAAACTATTGATGATGCTATGCGTACTCTTTATAATTCAGGAATTAATTACATTTATTTTCCTGCAACAAAGATTTTAGTAACCATAGATCATAATGAAAGGGGATAATTATGGACGACGCCCAGGGACAAATTTTTTCATTATTTCCTACACCTCTTTATACATTTAAACTACAAGATAAAGAGTATAATGATGTACAAGACGAACTACAAACAGTAGTTGATAATCTCTATAAAGAAAATTACTGGGGTCAAAACCCAAATTGGAATTCTTCATCGCAATATCTATCTAATCAAGGTAATTTTTTAGAATCTATTTTAAAATCTAAAAATTGTAATGTAGTTACAAATTTTATTATGCAGCATTGTATCAATTACATGTCTGCAATGAACGTTAAACCTAGTTACAAACCAGCAATTGAAACTTCGTGGCTATCACTAACTAAGCCCGGGCTTTCTTCTCATATTCACGACCACGGTACTAGCCATATTAGTGGAGTATATTGGTTTAAAACAACCGGAAAAGATGGCGATATAGTTTTTAGAAATGCATTCAAAGCATTAAAATGCAATCCAATTGGTAGTTCATTTGCACATGAAAATTCATTTCCGCCGGAGCAGGGCAGAATAGTATTGTTTCCTGGCTTCTTGGATCACAGCGTTAATGAAAATACAACCAATGAAGATCGTATTAGTTTGTCTTTTAATATCTTGTTGGAAACTGGAGCAACTAATTAATGTTATACATTTTCGGCGATAGCTTTTCCGTACCTGGTGATCAACGGCACGAAATCGAAGGCCCCAACGGAGTAGTAAATTTCTTTCCGTTAGAAAAGGTTTGGACTAGTATTGTTAGTGAACAGTTGGTCGGGGATGACAATCATGTAAATGATTCTATAATGGGGTGTGCTAATGAGTTTATTTTTCATAGACTAAGACTAAGACAACCGTCGTTTAAGAGCGGCGACTACATTATAGTACAGCTTACTTCTTATTTTAGAGAATGGTTCTTTGAAGAGAAACCACA